ACTGCGGCCGTCGAGGTCGGGATGAAGGAGGTGGCGAAGGCTTTCTGTTCGAGCTGCGGTGCGCCGATGCGCAGCGTTACATCAATCGCATTTCCACTCGTGATGCCACTAATCAGCACCTGCGGCACCACCGCACCTGTTGTTGCGCCGCCTGCCAGTGTGCGCGCGTACGTGTACCGCTTCCCGGCCAGCGCCCCGGATGTCACGGTTATGGTTGTGTTCCCATCCGCGACGTATCCCCCGCCTGAAGTGCGCTCCAGCAGACCCAGTCCGGCGCCCGTCGTATTCGCGAACGACCCGCCGACCAAAGCGACATAAGCCGACACGCACCACGTCTGACCAGTAGCCGCTGCTACTCCCGTATTTGTCTCCATCGAAATCCGCACGAAGTCCGTCGCACTGGGAGTCCCGTACGCGCGGATGTCGATGTACGAAATGCCTGATTCAGTGCCGGTCCCGACGACCTCGAACGAGATTCCGGCCGGGCCATAGACTGGGCTGCTCCAATTCGTCGGCAACGTCCCGGGCGACCCGGCCGCAGCGCCGACCATCGTCGAATTGCGGATGGCGTTGACGCTTTGCTCCTCGCACAGATACCCGAGACAAGCAAGCGTCGTCGGATCGTGGTCGATGCGCAGCGTGTTCGCGGCGACCGTCTCCAGCACACCGGACGAGTTCACGCGCGTGGCCGTCGCACCCGAGCGCGTGAACGTGAACCCGCGCGCGGCAAGCGTGTCCGAGATGGTCGCCGACGTGAAGTCGAGGACCATGTTCGATTGGATGCGGCCAAGCGTCGTCCAGTAGTCGGGGCGACCGTGGGTGGCGAGCTTGCCGAGAGACGGCATGCGCCCTAGCGATGGGATGACTCCGGTCATGCGTCCGCAACGCAGTTGACAATTGCACCGGCCCCGCTAATCGCAGTCACACGCGCTCGACACTCTGCCCAGCGCGCGCCGTAGGCGAACCCTGAACTTGCGGACGTGGTCCCGGAAAGCGCAATGGTCTCGATCGTGATCCACTGTGCTCCGTCGTTGCGCACATCGACCGCCACAGTCGCACTCACCGCGCCGGTGCCGGATATGCTTGCCTGAATCGTGCCAGGCGCCGGAGGCATCGCGAATGCGGATCCATCAACCGTCGTTGCCGCCGCGCGCAGTAGCGCTACACTTCGCCGCATTTCTTCCCTCACTCCGCCCGGGTCACTCGGGCAATGGTGTCCGCAAGATCATCTTCCGGCGGCTGAGCCGACGCTGCGGGCGCAAGATCCGTCGCCGCATCGCTCGACAGCACGAGGTCCAGGGCGCGCGCATCCCTGCGGAACTCGGCCAGTTGATCCAGCACGTCGCGCGGATTCGCACCGCGCTTGCGCATCACCTCGACCTCCGTCGCGAATCCGGCGCGGGTCAATTCCTGCCACGCCTTCGCCTCTTTCAGAGGGTCGATCCACGGCATCGACTGCCCGATGCACAACGCATCGTCTGCCATGTCAGGGCGCATTCCCGCCGGCATCCGCACGACCCCGGACAGGTCAGCGACCCGCACGAACGTCTCCCAGACAGGGCGAACGAACATGCCAGCGAACTCATCCGCGAGCGTCGCATAGTTCACCCACTGCTCGACCAACTCTTGCCGCTGCGCCGAGTATGTCCCGTTGTAGTCTTTCGCGCTCGAACTGTACGAGACGCCGACGCCTGCGGCGATCGCCCGCAGCTGCCCCTGGCGCCACGTCACCAAGTTCGGGTTCGGGCGCTTCGAGTCGATCAAACCGATCTCCTCGCCAACGCTCAGACCGTCGACGATCGTACCCGCCTCGAGCCGCAGATCTCGCGGCAGCAGATTGCCGTCCGCATCTCGCGCCGCTGCATCGCGATTCGGGTCGAACATGTCCGGCGTGCCCTTGCGCACGAACGCAGTGAGCCGGGCCGCAATTTTCGCCGCGATCCGCTCCGACTCCTCGTAGTCCTTCAGATCGTCCAGCCGAGCCAGAATCGACGCGAACTCGCTCATTCCGCGCAGCTGGCCGATGCGATCGATGGTCGCAACCTGCATCATGCGCTCGGCCGGTACACGCTTCAGGTCGCGCGCGTTGATCAGCGCCAGGCGCTCGGACGGATGCGTCTTGTGCACCCAGTAAGCCCGCGCACGACCCCATGTATCGCGCTCGATGCCCTGCCGCACTCCGCGGGCCTCGTCGTCGTAGTCGAGCGGAACCATGTCCGGCTCGAGCAGCTCGATCGAGTACGGCACGCGCGTGCCGTGCTCAAGGCTTGGCAGCTTCCCGATCACGTCTTGCGCGAACGCTTCCCCGTCGCGCATCCACGTGCGCGCGACCAGGCGCTGCACCTGGGGCCACCTCAGCCGCGCCGTGACCTCCGGGTGACGCTGCCAATCTTGCCACGCTTCGCGCAGCGCGCTTGCGTAGTCGGTCGCGATCGATCCATCTGCGAGGCGCGGCTGCGGTTCGATCCCGATCCCAGCCGGGCCGATGGTGTTGTTTACCAACGTGCGCAGGATCCCCCGCGCCAGATCGTGATTGCGCTCCAGATAGCGGATCTGCGCGCGCGTCGCGACTGCTGACGACTGCACCAGGTCGTTGATCGAGCGATCGGAGCGGCGCGACTTCCGATACCTCGACGGCTCGGCGGATTCGTACGACGCGAGCGCGTCGCGCGCCGACCTCCGCCGCAGCGCGACGACTGGATCCCACCATTCGACGATGCGGTCGATCGCGCTCAATCCATCCTCGCGACCGAGAAGCGCACGCCTCCGATGGTCGGAGCCCCAGCGGCTGTCGCGGATTCTGCCGCCACCCGCTGCTCCCACTCGCGCCGGCCCGCGCGAATCTCTGGCAAGTCCTCGCGACGCAGCATGCGGTCCTGGAATCGGACCTCTTTGCCCGCAAGGACGGCGGCCTCCGCGTCCAGGTAGGCCGCGAGCATGTCGGTGGCTGTGCTCATCGGCTGGACACTACGCTGGCGTCTGTCCGGTTTCCACCCGTGCGACCGGACGACGCCGCGCGAGAATCTCGTAGAACGTCGAGCGCGAGATCTCGAAGCGCCGGCACACCGCATCGCGGTTCCGGCCGTCGAATGCCTGCACTACAGCCGCGTCGCGAACCACACGCGACCCGTACTTTGGGACGTACAACGAATCACCCCCACGCCGTCGGCGCAATCCTCGCATCACGGCCTCCGCGATCTGCGACGCGAACGGCTCGTGCAATCCAACCTCCTCTCGCAGAATCGCCGTCAGCTCGTACTGCAGCGCGACGGCGCGGTCTTCGCTGCCGCTGAGATTCGGTGCATTGGTCATAACCGAGAACTCCATTCGGAATTGGCGATGTCGTTGCGGCGCGCTGGCCGGTGCAATGGCGCTGGCGAGACGGATGGTTTCGCGGGCGGAGCAACGGCAGGCGGATCTTGATGCAGCTCGGGCGCGGCCAGCAGATCGGCCTGGCGCGGCGCGATCCGCTCGGCCAGGCGGTCCCACATCGCCGTCGTGTACCGCTCCAGTCCCAGCGCGTGCGCGGCGAACAGCGCGTACACCGCGCAGTCCCACGCCTCGTTGCGCTTGCCAGGCGGACACGCCCAGACCATCCGCACGCCGCGTGCGGTCCGGGCCTGCACGCGCGACTCGACCGTCATCTGCTCGCACCACTCGGTCGCAACATCGGCCGGCACGTGCACGAACCCGGGCCCCGGTGTCTCGTGGCGCAGGCGCGCATACCACCAATCCTTCGCGCTGTTGGTCCCGACCATCCAGAGCATCACGCCGCGCGGCACGACCTTGCCGCGCCAGTTCACGTCGACGGGCGAACCCTTGCCCTTGACCGGCATGCCGGGCCGGTCAAGGCCCTTGAGCGCGAACACGCGCTGCACCCAGGTCACACCGCCCGACTCGATGCGCCGCCCCGGGGATCTGTCGCGCACGTACTGGTAGACGGTGTGGGTGAAATGCCCGCCCGTGTCGATCGCGACCGCCTCGATCCCAAGCGTGCCTCCGCGCAGATGACGGAACCGCCCGCCCAAGTAGGCGTCGAGCTTCTCCCACAGATCGGTCTGCGCGGGGTCGCCCGGGATGACCTGGTGATCAACAAGCGCGACCTCCTCGCCCGGGCCCCACCCGTAGACGCCGACCTCGAGGCGGTTGTCCTGCACGTCGACGCCGGCCGTGAGCGCGCACACCATCTCCGGCACCTCGCGCAGCCGGTGCGCACCAGCACGCGCGGCACGCTCGCGCAGCGCATGCACCTGCAGGCGCGCGCCCGGCTCGGCCCACGTCAGCGCCAGGCGCGTGTTGACCCACGTCTTCATGGGAGACGTCTTGCCCGCCACCAGCGCCGCAGCCGCCTCGAGGAACTCGCGCACGATCGTCGCCCACGACAGCCATCCCAGCGGCGAGTACAGGCTCGACAGATGGTAGCTGCGCACAGGCGCCGCGGGGTTGTCCGCGATCCATTCGCCGCCGGCCAGCATCGCCGGCTTGTGGTGCTCATCGATCTGCGCGCCGCAGTGCCTGCACACGTAGTGGACCGTCGATGGGTCGCTGCCAATCCACTTCAGACCGTGCGGCTTGTCCTTGCCGCCCCACTCGAGGATCTGCCGCTCGCCGCAGTGTGGACACGGCACGTGGTACCGGTACCGCGTCCCGGCGTTGAACCGATTCTCGATCGTCGAGAATCCCGGCGGACGCTTCGGCGAGCTCGACAACAAACGCTTGCGGCGGCTGAACGTGTCCTGTCGCGCGGTGGCAAGGCCGAGCGGCTCGCCCTGGCCGTCGACGTCGTCCGGGTAGTCGTCGACCTCGTCGGCGTACAGCACGCGCGACGGCATCGACGCCAGGCCCGCAGCGCTGTTCGCACCGGTGACCACCAGCAGGCCGCCCGGGAATTCCTTCACCAGCGTGGTGTTTCCGCTGTCGCGCGAGCGCGCCTCGCGAATCTTCGAGCGCAGCACGGGCGCCTCGCGGATCATCGGCGACAGGCGCTGCTTCGAGAACCGCTTCGCGATGTCAACGGTCGGCAAGATCAGCAGCATCGGCCCCGGGTCGTGGTCGATGTTGTAGCCCATCCAGTTTAAGCCTGCCTCACTCTTACCCAACTGTGTGCCGAACTGCAGCACGACCTCCTCGTGCGGCGAGTCGGACGACATGTCGGCCATGATCTGACGCAGGTACGGCGTGCGCTCCGTGCGCCACGGGCCCGGCTCGGCCGACGTCTCGCCGGCCAGCACGCGGTACCGGTCGGCCCACTGGTCGACCGACATGCTCTCGCGCGGCCGCAGGTACTCCCGCAGCAGCTGTGCGACCAGGTCACGCTCAGGCGATCCCATCGAGATCCTCCTGCGCTTCGTCGCGCGCCGCGTCGAGGTCGATCCGCTCGACGAACGCCGCCAAGGCGAGCCGGTGCTCGTCCCGCAGCAACTGCCGACACCGGCCCGCATCCGCCTCCGCGGCGACCTGGGCGGACAGCCGATCGGCCAGCACCTCGAGTGACTCGCGCAGCGCCACCAGGCGCGATGCGAACTCGCGCTCGACGACGGCGCGGCGCACCAGGTCGCCACGCATCTCGGCCTCCTTCAGCTCGGCGATCGACGCCTCGGCGGTCTCGCGGCGGGTCTTCGCCGCCCAGTAGTCTTCTCCGGCCGCTTTCTCGACGGCCTCCTGGCCGCGGCGCTCCGCAGCAGCCGGCGGCGGATCAGGCTGTCGCGCGAGCGGCGGTGCAGGCTGCGCCTGGTGCTTGATCTGGCGCTCGGGCTTTGGCTGGCGCCTGACCTGATCCTGGTCGTACCGCTGACGCGCCCGATTCTTGTCCCACTGTTCCAGCGCCGACGACAGGTCGTACTTGCCGTCGACCTTCGACAGCCGGCCGGCGTTCGCGGCCTTCGTGACCGCCTGCGGCGACACGTTCAGCCGACGCGCAAGCTCCGATCCTGTAACCAACTCGGACGGCATCAACCTAAGCTCCACCATTGGCGGCGGGTCTTGTAACCTACGCCCAAACCTGTAACTAGGTTGAAGTCGGGGTCCGCATTACCAGATCGGAAGAGCACAC